CACGTAAAATTTTCTTATATGGACCATCTGGATTTTCATCCCTTACTTCCTTGACCTGTTTCAATAGAAAATAAAGTCTAGAGTCACCGCCCAAGGCAAGTGCTTTAACTATTGTATCTAAATCGTTGTCATTGATAGGTAAGTCCATTTAGATAAAAAAGGATTCTAGGTTTACAGTTTTTTCCACATTCCAGCCAATCGCATCTAAGATTGCTTTCAGTGGTTCCAAGAAGGCTTTTTCAAATTGTAGGTCATAATCAATATACTTGTCAAGACCTATTTCATGCGGAAAGTCCTGAATGAAAGAAATAATATTCTCATGAATAATATTTGGTTTCTTCAGGTAACAGAATTTAATCTTTTCACCATTCTGGATGAAAGAGTACTTATTATCCAACTTATGTTTTTTAACATAATGGTTGTATAACAATGCACCCCGTATATGTATAGGAGTTCCTTTTGCATATATTGTTGAATGTGCTGAATATTTCGTAACATTCGATGCTGACCGTGGAAATGATATCTCTTCTGGTGGTAAAGTCTTGAATTCCTTACGACACTTCTCAATAAACTCAATCACTTCATCCTCAGTACCATTCATCATTATCTTCAATGCATCCTTAATCATTGCCCTACATGGTGCAGGTGTTGAGGATTTAACTGCCTCAATACCCATCATCTTCAACTTAGGTTCTTCATATCTAACTCCTTCACTATCCCATACATTTAAAATATATCTTTTCTTGGCAGTCCATATACCTCTATCGGCAATGTTCTCCCGCTTCATTTGCATTTTTTGGTCGTATGCTCTAACGTACTCGGCCAATTCTTCATAAGCACCGTCAATATACGGCTCAAGTTCCACTTCACAGATCTTGTCAAGGAACCGAACAATGCCCTCAGTAGTTTTCTCTCTCCCCTCGTATACACGTTCAACCAAAGGACCCATATTAAGATAAATGGAATCAGTATCTGAAGCAATAACATAATCAACATCCTCAGTTTTTAAAATTTTATTAATATGAGCATTCATTTTATTTTCAATCCAGCGGATTGATACCTGGCCAGAGAGAGTAATCGCTTCGGCATTTGCTAATTTATAGTACCGGAAATACTGATTGCCGATAGCACCATAAGCAGAATTAAGAGAGATCTTCTTCGCCATTTGGATGTTGTTGCAACGAGCAATCTCCTTTTCCAATGATTTAGTGGGGGTCTTTTCATAATTCTTTTTTGCCTCAATCATTTTCTTTTTAAAGACCACACGGTCTCCATACATCTTATCCATCAACTCTGGTAAAAATCCTCTTATATCCTTTCTATACTGAGCACCATTAGCACAAGTTGCATACTCACCTTCAATAACAGTCTTTTTATTTAAGATTCCTTCAACGCTTGCGCTGGGATGTCTAGTCTCCCTGAGGGTCTCTGGACTGATATTGTACTGCATAATAAGATGAGGGTACAAGCTATTGAGGTCAAAATTAACAACCCAATCATACTTTCCCGGTTTCGGTTCCTTGACATAAGCTCCTGCGTACTTTTCGTTCTTTTGTGATCGGTTCTTTGGAGGAATAACAATATTCCTTTTCTTTAAGTAATTATATATGATGGTATCCCACATACGAACCTGATAGAACACATCATTATAATTGACCTTAGCATCATATGCCATAGTCAATGCAAGTTCAATCAGTTTCATCTTGTCTTCCAAACGGTCAACAAGTTCCACGTCAATTATATTATACTCAATAAACTTCTGCCAACCCTTTGTGTAGAAATCCTTAAAAGTGTCAAACTCACTGTGGTCTAACTTCTTCTGACCCAGTTCAACACTAGCAATATAATCCAACCTATAAGACTCTTGTGCTTTATAAGTAAACTTCTTATAAAGATCAATATAATCTAACTGCGTCACTCCACCAATATCAAAGGTTGTATGGCTACGTCCCATAATATGAATCTCGCCTTCAGAGACAAGTCCCCAAGGTGACATACGCTTCATCAACTTCTCACCCAACACCCTATTAAGACGCTTACAGATATAAGGAATATCATATAGTTGAATGTTCCATCCAGTAATAACATCTGGAACATCCTTCATCCAATAATTAATGAATGAACCTAAAAGTTCATACTCTGTGGGACAATGCCTATATGTTACATCCTTCCTATTATTCGCAAAGGGTTTACTGCCCCAAGTAATAATTTGCTTTGTTGTATAGTCCTGGATACTAATAGCGAGGATCTCTTCGCTACACGATTCAACGTCTGGAAATCCTTCCTCAGACGCAACCTCAATATCAAGAGTAACCAATTTAATTTTGCTGATGTCAAACTTGATCTCATCCTCAGGATATTTCTCTGATATGTATTGGTATATGTACCTGTCGTTACCATATATCTCAAACCCCTCGACATCTTCGTACCTCTTATAGAAGTCACGACAATCTCTGACCGTTCCCGGATTAATAGCTTCAACTGATTCTCCGCTTAACGTTTTATATTTAGACGTCTTCTTGGACTTAACAAACAATGTAGGAAAAAATTCATCCCTATGCTCATACCTCTCTCCATTATCAACTCCTCGAACCAGCAGTTGATTACCGATAAGTTGGACATTAGTATAGAAGCGCATTATTTAAGAAGGTTTTCGTATTTCTCAACTAGAGTGGGTTTGGGATCGACAAGTGTAAGTATCTTATCAGATGATATCATAAATTCATTCTGACTAGTAGACTCAACCAACCAAGGGGTTAGAGTATCAGAATCCCCAACAACATAAGGTTCAGTTAATTTACAGTCAGGTTCTCCTGGAACTGCTGCTGGCATCTCCTCAATCTGAGAGATCAACTTCAGATTGTTCATCAACACTATCAGTTGAATCGGTTTCTTTGTTATTTTCTCCATAACTTTCTAATACTTCCTCTTGGTACATTTTAAGAACTTTTTCTACTGGGGTTATCATAGTAACCACCCAATCCGAAGTCATTGGGATTTCTTTTTCTTGTGCTAAGGGAGCCCAAGGATGCATCCTAATTGACATCTCTGCTTTAGTTTCAGAATTTGAATTCATTTCATCTGAATCTAAAGGAGCAGAAGTTATCAATTTAACCACGCAAGGTCTACGCATAAAATACCCAATAACCTTTTTATCGGGTGTTACCATCTCCTTTATATCAGCAATTACATCCTCTCCCGATTTTAAAACCAAAATTTTAACGGTCATAATTTCTTTATACCTCGTTAGTAATTATAGCACCAATGACCCAGGACTGCAACCCAATCATTGACTGAACATCTTCCACCACCTCTTCAGGAACCACTAAACAATATCCTATACCAAGATTAAATACTTTCTTCATTTCTTCTTCTGGTATCTCACCTGCCAACATAATCTTATTAAAGATTTCTGGTAAAGGCCAAGAGTTATAATCAATATTTGCAGTTAATCTTTCCGGTAAACATCTTGAGATATTTCCAGGAATACCACCACCTGTTATATGTGCCATACCAAGAATAGGAAACTCATCTAAAAGTTTCTGAATTAATGGAGCATAGATGGTTGTGGGTGTAAGTAACTCAGGAGTATCTTTGTAGTAAAGTTTATGTCTCCATAGCATATCATTAATTAAACTATACCCATTACTATGAAGTCCACTACTTTCTATACCAATAATTTTATCTCCAGGTTTAATAAGACTACCATCTATAATTTCATTCTTCTCTACTATACCAGTACAAAATCCTGAAAGGTCAATATCTTTAGCAAACCTACCATGTTCAGCAGTCTCTCCACCTATTAATTCTATTCCCGCGATATGGCATCCTTTCATAATACCAAACATTATCTCATCTAATCTATCATCTAACTTTATAGTAGAAATATAATCTAAAAAGTATAATGGTTTAGCACCACAAGTAATTACATCATTAACACACATAGCAACGAGGTCTATACCAATAGTTGTATAGTCATTAAAAACTCTTGCTATATTAATCTTAGTACCTACACCGTCAGTACCAGATACTAAAATAGGTTCCTCGTATCCACGAGGAACCTCAAACATACCACCAAAACCACCAATGAATGGTATCTTTTCTTTTAGTCTTTCAACAAAAGCATTACCTGCTTCAATGTCCACACCCGATGATTTATAATCCATGACAAAAAATAGTTTTAACTATTTAGAGCCAGTCTTTACGAGCATGATGTTCAGGAACAATCTTACCCACTTTGACAGTAAGTAATCCATCCTCAAACTCAACATTCTGTACTTCTGTGTCATCAGAGATACCCCATGATCTTTTGAATGACCTTTGAGCGAGTCCCTTAAATGCAAACTCCTTATCTTCTTTCTCTTCCTTGTTCCCCTCAACAACTAGTTTACCAAATTCAGTGTAAACTTTAACTTCTTTCTTTTTGAATCCAGCAAGAGCAACCTCAAGTCTGGTTTCTACATTGTTTACCTGAACTATGTTATAAGGGGGATAGTTCTCTGTTCTTGTATCATTGAAGAAACGATTTAAATAATCGTCCATTCCAATACCATTTCTCTGAATACTTTCAAACAATTCAGGTAAATTGGCAGCATGATACCTTGCTAGGTTAGTCATCTTAGTAGCTCCTTGTTAAGCGAGTTTGTGTTTTGTAGTCCCTTACGGCGACCACTACTATTTACCACTTCTCGACAACAAGTTCAATAGTATTATCCACATCTTTCTGTTCGGTTACTACTTCAAACCCTTTCTCTTGTGCGGTTTCCACTACAATATGTTTTGCATATGCTTGGGTTACCTTCTGCAAAAACCTCTCTACAGGGAATGGTTCTTTCCATGTATCAAGTTCTGCAACTAACTGGAAGGTTCCATCCTTCTGTAACTTAAATCCTACATCCTGAGTAACAGCAACCTCAACCTGCTCATCAGCATGGTCTACACCATGAGTCCCTTCAATATGAAGAACTACATTTTCTGTCGCTTCATATCCAAGAGTATTCAATGCTTTTATAAGGAAATCTTTCTTTTTAATTTTGGTTTTGATTCTGCTGAAGTGTGACATCTTGCTTTACTGTTTGATAATACTCAGGTTTAAATAAACGTGTTTCAACCTTACCAAGGTTATCTTCTAACTCCTCAGTAATATTTACACAAGTATTATCTGTTACGCACTGAACCTCCTCAGTAACGTTTCCATCCTGATCAATTCGAAAGACAATCCTTTGCACTATTCTGTTTCTTGTGGTTTAGTCTTCTTACCTATATTATACTTCTGTTCTAATATCCAATCTCCCTTATCTTTGTATGCAAGAACCTTAATTTGATTAAGAGGTGCAATATCAGCAATAGCAGTTTCCTTTACTATTGAAATAAGTCCCCAATCAGCAAGTAAGCGAGTAATACGATTACGTCGCTGTACGTCATTAACTGTAAGATTAGCATGTTTACCATCCAGAGCAAATAGCTCTTTAAAATGCACAATAAAATATCTTCCCTGCTTGTGCAAAATATGGCAAGACTGATAGAGTTTCTTCTCCTTCCTAGATGCTACTCCAATACGTGTAAGTGTCTCACGTACCTTTAGAAAATCATCTGGTTCGTTCAAAAGAACTTCAACCATTTTATCTTGTGACCACTCTACAATAGGCTCAGCTGTTGTAGTCATTGTGTCCCTCCAGTATCAAGTCGTTGTTTTATAAAGTTGATTTGTTCAGTGGTTAATATCTTTAAAGCTTGTGATGCTTTTTCATTACTGTAACCATAGTATTGTTTAATGATTTCGAGGTCTGTGACTTTATCCTTACGGAGCCAGGGACTGAATCTCTTCTTTTTCCTCAAAGTATTTAGATAAAAATTATATTGCATGTCTTTATCTAAATTATGATACCTGTTCATTTCATTCACGAACATAATACAATCGAGGTGACCTGATAGACAACGATTAATAATATATGGAGGATAATCCCTAATGTTATCGGGATCTTC